TTGGCATTATGCTCCTTTAGGCGACAATTGTAGCGTCTTCCCAAGTTAGGCTGGCGCTTAGGGTATTCCAAGTTTCGGCAGCGTTGACATCCTGCCATTGATAGGTCTGAATTGAGAAGGCGAATGGCGAAACCGTTAAATCCAGCTGAAGATTGTTGTATCCGGCTCGCCAAGTCCAGCCTTCGACAAAGCCTTCAAATTGACCGCCTACCATATTAAGGGGCAGGTTGGTTATTCGGATTGGCATACCCATAAAGACTTCCAAGAGGTTATCTCGGTCGCCATCATCAATCTCGGTCGATTGGACTGGGAATGAAATTGAGCGCATTAAATAATCCGGGTCTTTGCGTAGAGCCAAATAGAATAAAGCCTGATCTTCAGCGTCTTGTTGATTTTTTAGTGTGGTGGCAATTGTGGTGGCTAAGCGGCCATAAGTCGATATGGATGTGGCATCTTCTTCGGTGTGAGTTGAGTTGCCTGAACTTGTATAAGAAATGGTTACTTGATTTCTAACATCGCCAGCTCGCTTGGTAATGGATAATCCAGGGCCAAAGGCGTGATTACCATCTAATTCAACAAAACCATTGTTAGCCCAATAATCGGATCTATGGGTTGAGTCTGCATAACCGATTCGGCCTTGATTATCTTCATATAAATAACCTACGCCGGATGTCGCTAACCTTGAAGCAATATTGTAAATGGTGTCATTGAGGTTATTTTGTGAGTCAAGGTCATAATCACCGGGTCGATCAATTTCACCCAATCCAGTATTTTCAGCATTAGCCCAAGTCACAGTCGGGTCATAATTATTCCAAGATAAGGCTGAGGCGACCTCGTTCCATTGATTCAATAAAAGAGTTATTAATAACTCGTAAATTTGGTCGCCTTCGTAATCTGACGCAATATTGCCTTCATATGTAGCTCGCGCTAATCGAGCAAGAGCTCCAACAGCAATTATGTTAATTCTTTGGCTTAAAGCGGTTGAACCGGAAGTTTGGACGACAATACTGACATCGCTGATAAAGCCGCCGAATAAAGTGACATAAGTGCCGGTTGAGTCTTGCACTTCGACTGTGACTGAATCATTTACATCATAACTTATTGCCGATTCATTTGTTTCAATCAGCGTCAAATTACAATAGCCCGCAATAGGCTGAGAATAAATATCGGTGCGACCGGATGTAACTGTTAGCCCAGCAAGAGTCGCTGAAGTGGCAGTAGTGCCATTAACTTTAACGCGATAAACCGGATTCCAAAGTGTCATACTGGCAAGTCGTTAAATTGGCCCGCTCCGCCGCCAAGTCTTAAACTACTTTCATTTAACGCATCAACAACTGCTCGACTGAATCCTTCTTTGTCAATTGCACTTGGCGCTGATACATAAACATTAACTTCTCTCGCTTCAGCCATTCTAAACGATCCAGCATTGAAATTACTCACTCCTACCGGCTGAGCAGCGGCTGCGGCTGCAACTGTCGCTGCGCTTGGAGTCGGTGCAACTGAAGGTGATGTCGCTGCTGTGACAGCAGCGGTTGTCGTAACTGCTGGAGCGACTGCGGTTCCGCCGAATGGCAATTGAACTCCGCCTACGCTGGATTGGGTTGTTGTCGCGCTAGAAGGCTTGGAAATCAAACCAATATCCGGCAAAATTGGAATTCGATTATATGCGCTGATAATTGCGTTGATTCCATCAATTGCGCCATTTACTAAACTCTTAATACCATTAACAACTGAGCCAATAATATTGATTATGCCCGCAATACCTTTTCCAACTCCAGTTATCGCATTTACTAAAGCGCCTTCAAATATAGGCACTAGATAAGTCTTAATAAAATTCCATAAATCGCGTAAGGCTTCCTCGTTATTCTTAAAGGCAGCAATAATTGGATCAACTGCAACGCTTTTTGCTCGCTGAAGCATTGGGATAAATGTATTGACGATGTAGTCCATCATCTTTTGAATTATTGGTAAAAGAGCTGCGCCAACTGATTCCTTGGCTTCATCAAAGCCGACTTTTAATCTAGCAATTTGACCTTCAAGAGTGTTTGCTTGAACTATGGCAGCACCGCCAAAAGTCTCGGCCAATTGCTTCATAGTTCCATCTAGGCCAAGGGTTTTGATTTCTGCGGTTGATAAACCTATGCCAAGTCTGGCAAGGCTTGAAGTGTTGCCTTCATATGCTTTACCAAGAGCATTAGATACCGCTTCAACTGATTTGCCGGTTGCAGCGGAAATATCAAGAGCAAGTTCTAATCCTTCATTGGCTTTTGTTAAATCTCCAGTAGCGGTTGCGAGTCGCTGGAATGCTGGACGCAATTCATCATCGGCAATTCCATTGGCAAGCGATAGAGCGGTTATCTGATCCTCAACTGAGGCGATTTGTGCTTCGGTTGCTCCCGTAACATTCTTTAGAGCATTGGCTAAACGATTCTGAGCGGCTTCATCTTCGATTGCGGCCTTAACGCCATCAATTGCTAATTTGCCAGCATAAGCGACTGCGGCGGCAGCTGCGGCTGCAAAAGCGGCTGCGGCAACCTTGCCCATCTTGGTTGCTTTATCGCCAAAAGTTTCAACCTCTTTACCGCTCTTGTCCATTTCTTGCAAGAACTGTTTTGTTTCGGCAAGGAGTTCAAGTTTCAGCGTTCTATAATCTTTAGCCATTACTTACTCCAATTCGCTTTGATTCTGTCAATCGCTTCAATCCATTGTTTAACTAATTCAGGCTGAATTGCGCGTAATGTTGGATAAATAAACCAACCTCTCGAGCCGCGGCCATATCTACCAGACCATCTTGGGAATTGACCCAATTTAGGATTTTTTGTTCCGAATTCAAGACCGGGCCATAGGATTTGAGTAGTTGCACCACCAGAAAATTTTTGTCTTGCGAAACCAATATCAATGCGGCCGGTTTTTGAAGTAAATGAAATTTTTGCTCCGTCAACAATTCTTCGAATTGCGGTTTGGGAAACTTGTCTTCCGTAGGCAGCCTGTTTGATTTCTTTGAGTGCAAATTGGGCCAATGCGTTAGATTCTTTGCGAGCTTCATCAACAGCAGCATCGCCCATAAGGCTAAGAGCTTTCGCAACTCGACCTAATTCCTTTTTGGAAAATGCTGATAAACCATCATCTTCCATTCCGCTTCTCCAATATCTCTATTGCTGTAAGTATATCCTCTGCGGTCTCCCAATACTGCATAGGAATCCCGGAAACAATCGCTAGATCAATTAAGAGTCTATTGAGGCTTCCGGCTGGGTAGCTTTTGGGTCTTGTGAGTCACCGATGATGACTTCATCAACAGTCATCTCCCATATGTCGTAAGACTTAACCGGCTTGCCGGCGGCAGCGCGAACATAAGCGCAATGCGCCAAGAATAGAAAATCGTTTAACTGATACGACTGCACTCCAGTCATATTGTAAAGCGACTTTCCAGTCTTTCGTTCCCACTTAGACCACTCCGGCAAACCGGCGTGATAAGTCTCAACATCCCCGTTGCTATATTTAATTGTTATGTCTAATTTCATCTCCCGATGCTCCGATTTCTCTTAACTGAAGGTTTCTGTTGGTGTTCCTACTACTGTCATCGTCCAAGTATCTGTCAAAGCTCCGGGAGCTGCGCCACCGGCACTTGGGAAAATTGGAAGGACATTGAAGGCAAAGACTGCGCCGGATACAGCGGTGAAGCTGACTGCAAGAGTGGTGTTCGGTGCTGATTCAGCATCAGCCCACATTGCCTCGAATAGTGAGCCAGCAGCTCCCCAATCCTGAAGCAATTCAATTGTAAATGTCCATTGCTTATCAACGGACTTATAGGCGCGACCATCAAGAGTCTGATAAGTCTCAATGATTGTGTCGCAAGAAAGGACTGCTGATGTCGCTTGAGCATCATAAGTAAATGTGTCAAGTGTGAAGGTGACATCGCGCCCAGTTATTACTGTTGTTGGCATTTGATCTCCTTATGCGGTTTGCTCGTAGCGGACGCTCAAGCGAATATCGGAAACTAACAAATTTGTTGTTCCCACTTGAGTTACTGTCGGTCTTTCGACTGTCGATAACTCATACTTGGATCCGTTTAAGGCTCCAAGAATACTAATAACCAGTTTCTCAAGATTGTCGAGACTGGCCTCGTTTGAAAAATAAGCAACTAAGGCTGAGACTGTGTAATTAAGTCTGACGCGAACATTTCCTTTGCCAATTGTTTCCAATTCCATATATGGCGAATCCGGAACCAAAACGACTGCTGGAACTATGGGTGCTTCAGGAACAAAGTCATAAACATTTGCTGTAACACCGGCTAAAGCGGTTGCAATTGCGCCTCGAACATCTCCGGAAATTGTGCTGGCTGGCATTAGCCGATCATCGATTCTGTGTCGATATATGGCCCGAGCAAGCCGACAACTCGATTAAAGAGGGAGCGGCCGAGGCGGAAAGGGGTCACCGCGAAATCCACTCCCTCTATTTGTCCGCCAGCGGCGGTTCTTGATTGGAAAACTTCGACTGCGACTGCCAATACAGCAGATTCGACATTGGCATTTCCGACATAGGTAGATGCGCCAGAGAGCGTAGCTTTTCCGGCTGGGATAACATTCTTTGCCAAAACATCAGCATTAGTGATTGCTGCGGTAAATACATAATCGGAAATCTCGTCATCTGTAACAGTCCGAGTGCCGTTAAATGGTAATCCACATCCGGTTATAACAACGGACTGACCCTCGGTAAATTCGTGAATGGTTGAAGTAGTGAAATAAGCAATATTATCGGTTAGTTCAACTGCCTTAATGTCGGAAGCAAAAGTAACCAACATTGGCAGGATTATATTTTCGCTTGTGTCGATAATGTCATTCAAATAAGCATCGTTGTAAAGGGATGAGGAAACGCCCAAGATTGTCCTCAGCTCAGAGGCTAATACGATCGAGGGCATTTCCTAATCCTTTCTACTAAGGGGTAAAGGCCAGCTCGGGAGCGACTGGCCCTTACTATTTGGGCTTATTACGCCTTGTTGAACCAGTTAGCACCGGCTGCAACCTTGGTTGCTAGTGCGCCGTAGCCGTAGTAAGCAACCTTGATTTGGCCGTTGAGCAAGCCGTTAGAAACAACATTTGTCTCCAAACGGAAGCGGCTGGACTCATACCAAGTGTAAGACTCTGGATTGATTACTACCATTGAGTAATCACCAAGGCCGGTGTTGCCTGTTCCGGTGTTATTGCGATCAACAAACAAATTAAGTCCGAGAACATTTCCGCGAACTGCGGTTGGAGTTAATGAACCAGCAGCATTGGAAGGAGCAACGGCATTAAATATTGGACGACCAGAAGTCTCAGCATAACCAAGAATCTTGCCCCATTGCTGTGGAGAAACGACAATATTGGATGCAAATCCAAGTGAAGCTGCATAGACAGCAGCGGCGGCGGAAGATACATAAGCAACTAGACCAGGTGCATCTTCATTTTGTCCGGTTGCGTTAAGAGTTCCATCGTTAGCAACTTTTTCAGTCACATAACGGCTAGTTTCCTTTGCGTAAGCAAATTCCATTTGACGAACGAGTTCATCAAAAAACGCTGGTGAGGAACGATCAAGGAGTTCAACGCTGAAAGTCTGAGCGCCGGCGAACTTCTTAACATCTACGGAAATGAAGCTGTTTGTCATTCCGGTCTCATTGATTTCAGCAGCTTCAGCCTCGACTCCAACTGTTGGAACTGCGGTAATCTTTGGAATTTCAAATGTCATACCAGCATCAGGCAAAACTCCGCGAGAAATTGCATCAATCATCGGACGGTCTGCGTTTGATAGTGGGTTGACGATTTCAGTTAACTGGCGGGTTGGAATTAGGCCAGCATTGTTGCTTGTGCTGTCATCGGCAGCAGCAACATATTGACGAGATGCATCATCGCCGAATACTT